AAAATGTTCTCCGGCGGCATGAAGTCAATGGGGAATATGGATCACTTGCAGTGGTTCGTGGCAAACCCGATGTATATGTTCTTTGGCGGCATTGTAATGACATTGCTATGGCAAAGCTCAAGCCTAAGTACAACAGCAATTATTGCATTAGTAGCAAGCGGAGCAGTTCCGTTACCTGCGGCAATAGCATGTGTGCTTGGAGCAAACTTAGGAACAACAGGAACAATATGGTTAGCAGGCTTCTTAGTCAGCGACGGCATGCCCAAAGGTGATACACTACGGATAGCAATAATACATAGTGGAGCCAACTTGTTTATGGCAGCAACGCTATTACCATTCGTACATCATATAGCAAGGTTTGTAACTAGGTTCACGTAAACTTTTGTCTTGACTAGCGAGTGTAACTGTAGTATCATATAAGTATAATTACTTACAACACAGGACGGGCCACAATTGAAAATGAAAATTATCACAGGTAACGCTAACCCAACACTAGCACAGAGTATTGCAGATAAATGTTTTGCTACACTAGTACCAGCGGATGTTAAAACATTTGCAGACGGAGAAACAAGTGTAGAGTTTTTAGAAAATGTTAGGGGTGAAGATGTTTTTATTATTCAAAGCACATCAAGTCCTGTTAACGACAATCTAATGGAACTATTAGTAATGATTGATGCGGCCAAGCGTTCAAGTGCTAGTCGTATTACAGCAGTTATTCCTTACTTTGGTTACGCACGTCAAGATCGAAAGAGTGCAAGTCGCACACCTATTACAGCAAAACTAGTAGCAGACTTACTAACAACCGCTGGCGCTGATCGTGTACTAACTATGGACTTACACGCTGGACAAATACAGGGATTCTTTGATATTCCTGTAGACGACTTAACAAGCCGTGTTGTATTTGCTGAAGATATTAAAGCAAATATAAGTACAGACGGAAGTACAGTATTTGTAAGTCCAGATGCAGGCGGCGCAGTTCGTGCTAGGAAGTTTGCAGACATGTTCCATTCAGATATTGCTATTGTTGATAAGATGCGTCCTCAAGCAGGCAAAAGCGAAGTCATGAACTTGATCGGCGATGTTAAAGATAAACACGCTATTCTAGTTGATGATATTGTAGACTCGGGTGGCACGTTATGCAAGGCCGCTGAAGCAATTATGAAAGCCGGAGCATTGTCAGTTCGTGCTTATATTACACATGGTGTATTAAGTGGCGAGGCATGTCAGAAGGTTGAGAAGAGTTTACTCACAGAACTAGTAATTACTAACACTATTACTGATCGTTGTCCTAAGACTTGTAAGAAGACACGACAGGTTAGTGTTGCTCCATTATTTGGCGAAGCAATCCGTCGTGTAACTAACGAGGAATCAGTATCTAGTTTATTCACGTAACTAACCAATGTTGACGCTAACAATCAACTAACCGTGTAAGTATTAATATGAACATAGATGAACTTAAAAAGGTAAACGAAATGTTTTGGGCAGTCAAAGGCCATATGTTTCCACCTGGATATACTCCAAAGGAAATGCGTAGTATATATGATTCTTATTTTAAACGTATGTGGGGCAACAACGAATTCTATCTACACCTAGAAGGGTTTGAAGAAGCGTGGAACAATCGTAAATGCTGGCAAACTGAAATAGAAGAAGACGAGTTAGAGTTTGTTGTAGTACTGGGCGGACATTTTGATTAGAGTTTAGATATGTGCTTAATATATTCATCTATTGAATGATCACTAAAGCTATCCACCTTACCTAATTTAATACTAGTCCACATGCCGCGCATTCTATCTTTAACCATTTGCCATCCAGTAGGTGCTCGATACTGTCCATATGAGTTTAAGTAGTGCTGAGTGCCGTGATGGTTATATCCCATTAGAGCAAAAGGAACAGTAGTAACAATGTCATTATTGTTCTTCCAACGATGATGTACTACACCTAAATGTACAACATAACCTTTCCAACCTACACGCGGTGAACCATATGTGTAAAGTTCTTCAGGATTAGGTACTTTAGTATTGTACATACAACGACTTGCCATAATAGTTGCCATACCAGCACCAAGGCTATGTCCACAAAACCAAAGTTTTTGTTTAGGCTTCTTTGACATTAAGTCTGCCATTATCATTGGCCAAAGCTCATCTACTTCTGCTTTGAATCCTTGATGTACTCTTGATACTGTCTCTGCTACTACAGGCACAGCTTTTAAATCTGCGCTAATGTCGTTCCATTCAGTAGGTTGTGTGCCGCGACACGCAATTACCAAGTCTGTTTTATTTTGGAAAAGATATGCTTGCGCTCCGTCCTTTTCATAAAACTTAACAGTTGTAAATCCTAAGCCTTTTGCTTGACTTTTTGCTTCTTTCATGCTATTATATGCTATGCTTGAAAGTGTTGCAAACAAAAGGGCCCGTTTTTGGAAACTTAATAACTCAATGCTCATAACATACCTCTTCTATAATTACATTAGTATTTATATGCTTGCTAAATACTATATCGGAGTACAACAATGAAAAAACGAACACGAAGTATTTTGGAAGAACTTAATAACTTATCAATGGCCAAGAGTAACGACCATTTAATAGAGTCGTCTGCAAACAACATCATTGAGAGTGCAATTAATCTATTAAACAGAATTAATGAACAGTATGATGATGCTACAGCTAGTGAACTTGAGAGACGTTTCCTCAATTCAATTAGGACAGGCGATCCTAAGAAGTTTAAAAGAGTAATTAATAAAATTATTGAGAGTAAAAGATGAAAATAGATGATCTGTTAGAAGCAGGCAAAAGTAAAAAGGGCGACAGTTGGGTTAAGAAAGCCGATGACTGGATGCGTGGAACATTTGCACAGCAACAAATTAATAAAGCACAAACGCAATCCGGACGCAAAGGTCCTGCATCAACTGCATCAGCTGTTAAGACAAAAAGTGCGCCAAAGAAGAAAGCACAATTTAAATCAGATAAGATAAATCCTAGCAAGATTCCAAGCTCGGCACAGTATAAAGATAACGCCGGCGTTATGTATACCTGGGATCAAACAAAGGGTGCTTGGTTACCGAATGATAAGAAGCAAACTCCGTTAGATGCCAAGCGTGGTGTAGTACAATACAACCAAGCAAACAGAAATGATAGAGGCTTTTACGAAAGCGCAGTGTCTACAGGGCAAGTATTAAAAGAAGGCGGCAACATATTTAAAACTGAACCAGACAAAAAACTAATGGTTCAGCGTATTGCTACAGCAGACGTACATCCTACTATTCAGTTTATTGAAAAGATTACAGGCTTAGTGTTTGACGAACAAGATTGGTTAGGTACTACTGGTAAAAAACAACATGCAGATGGGTCAGTTGAAAAGAATAGCTCAGGTGACTTGGATCTAAACACAGACGAAAACAAAGTAAGCAAGCAAGAATTAATTGCTACACTTACAGCGTGGTGTAAGAAGCAAGGCATTGCTGATGCAGATATTATGAACAAGGGGCGTACTAAGCAGGATGGTTGGATTCAGCTAGCCGGAGCCCAAGTACACTTTCGCACACCTATCAAAGGTGATGCTAAGAACGGCTTTGTTCAAACAGACTTTATGTTTTCACTTACTCCTGACTTCCAACGCGGAGCCAAGCGTGGAGGAACAGAACAGTTTGGTGGAATGGACAGAGCAATATTGTTGTCAAGTTTAGCAAGAGGTCGAGGTTACAAGTTTAGTCCTGTGTTAGGTGTTGTTGATCCTAACAATGGTGACCAAGTAGTTACTAATGACTGGAGTAAAGGTATTCCGGAACTATTGTTAGGCAAGGGTGCCAAAGAAGCTGACACGCACACGGTTGAAAGTATGCTTGCATATTTAAAGAAAGATCCAAACTACGCAGAGCTAATTGCTCCGTGGAAAGAATCAATGGCTAAGGCAGGTAAAGAAGTGCCTGAGAGTAGCAACGAAATTATTGATATGGCACACAGGATGAGCAGATGAGATTTGTTGAATTTAAACAACCAGTAAAGCAACCTCTTAAAGAAATGCAAGCACGTATCCAACATGCAGAAGATTTAGTATTTTGGGAAGGCTCTAAAGGAGCAATGCGAGCAGTTGAAGCACTTCGCAGTATGGCAGGAGACGACCATAAAACAGTAACACTTAAATGGGACGGAAGTCCTGCAATGGTGTTTGGTCGCGACGATGCAGGCGAGTTTATATTCACAGACAAGTCAGGATTCATGGCAGTCAAAACAGATGGTAAAGCAAAGAGTGCAGAACAACTACAAGATATTATGCTTAGTCGCAGTGGCGGCAAGTACCGCGAAGATCCAAAGCGCATAGCATTTGCCGCTGAGTTATCAGGACTGTTTACTGTATACGAAAACGCAACGCCAGCAGATTATAGAGGGTTCTTCAAAGGCGATCTATTATATAAGTCAACACCAGTAATTAAAGAAAAGAACTATTTGTTCAAGCCACAGATTGTTGAGTATGCAGTAGATGTAGACAGTAACTTAGGTAAGCGTATAGGCGCAAGTACATCCGGTATTGTAATACATAGAGAAGTAGATGCAGATGGCAACGAAAGTCCGTTTAATAGTATTGACTTGTTTAATAATCAAAAGGATTTATTAGTAGTACCTAGTGTAACTACAGTAGCACCTGTTGATGTTGACACAGCGTCAATTGACAAACTTACTCAAGTAATTAAAAACAATGCCGCAGG